TCTTCACCGGGGAGGGAGAAATTTTTCCCTTCCGAATCGAACTTTTTAATTATCTCTTCATCCATAATTTCAAAGACTAGAGATTTAAACTTCTGATCCTTTAGTTTATCAACCCACTGAGAGGATCGGAACTTGTGCTCCTTACCTTTTGAGTCGGTAAGGTAGTACCAACCACCTCCTACCCGAAAACGATCGGATTGGGATAAACGCAGGGCCTCGAGCCAAGATTCTTCATCTTGAATGCCCACTTGGTCTCCCCACAGGATCTTGAAGCCACAGGTTCGGCCTTCGGTTCCAAATCTAGATTTCTCAATCTTAACTTTTACCTCCGAACCAACTCTCAATCCCGTATCATCAGTCACGTATGCTGCTTTAGCCTTGCGTTTTGTTAACCAAACTCGCATAGAACAAAAGTAACCAATCGCTTTGCCACCGGGGGCAGTAAACGGTGTAGTCATCGCTTCAGCAATGTTACTAGTGATGTTGGTTTTCAACTGATTAATCAAGATTAATGTGCACTGTTGATTAGCCAGAGGGATTGTAAGTTTTGGAAAAGCCTTAGCAAAAATGCGAGGCTTAACCGCCATTGTTGACTGAGGGTTGAAATCAGATTCAATTTCTTTTTCAGAAGAGGTAGCAGCGATGCTATCCCAAATAAACAAGAATTGAGTCTCTGGATATTCTCCCATAAGATCTTCAATGGTTTCCAATGTTTTCTCAACTGATACTGCTTGAACATACAGAAGTTCATCCGTGTTTACACCAGCATTTGTTAAGAACATTGGATCGATAGCACTTTCAGCATCGAAGTAAACCACAGTGTGGCCCATCTTCTGAGCATTGGCGGCTATCTGGACAGCCATAAAAGATTTACCGGCTGAAGACAGTCCAGCAATCTCGGTGATTTTCCCAACGGGAATTCCACCATACTTACCTCTAACTGTAATAGAGTCAAGCCACCTAGATCCCGTAGGGATCCAAGTCTTTACTTCCGTAGGATTATCCTGACGGAGATCATGAGCAATATCAATTCCAACTTGTTTGTTAACAAATTTTTTCATTGCTGATATATCAATCTTTCCCGGCTTCGCTTTCTTCATTTTCACTACCTTCCCCATCTACACCATCCTTTACAATCTCTACTAATTCTATTTCAAAATTTAAACTTTTCCCAGCCATTGGGTGATTAAAATTTAAAACAACAGATTCGTCGCTCACTTCTTCGATAAAGGCTGGGTATACTTTACCGTCTTGAGCGGGAACCGATATCAACTCTCCTAAGGTTAATTCAAAATCCTCAGGAAAATTACTCCTTTCAAAGGTTTGAAAAAGGTTATTCTTAATGTCTCCATATGCCTCCGGAGGTGTTAAAGAAATATTTTTCTTATCTCCGGGAGTCATACCTATAACTGCTTTTTCGAAACCATTAATTATTTGACCTTGGCCCAAAGTAAATGTGATTGGGCTCTTTCTATTATAAGAGTTATCAAACTCTTGTTTATCGTCAAAAGTACCAACATAGTGGACTCTGACTGTCTTTCCAAGTACTGCTGTGGGATATTTATAAGCCATGTGGCCTCCTTTTTTTAAAGTGCCGCCCTTTTTCACTAGGGTGGGCGGCAGACCCTTTTCGCAACATAGGAGGACTACGATTTATTCATCATTCATAAAATTCTGAAAAGCCTTGTCGACGTCCGTGGTTGAAGATGTGTTATACTTAGTGGTTTCACTAGATCTACTTTCGGAGGACGTGTCGGTAGACAAGAAATCATTTAGTATCGCTTGAATATCTTCTGTTGATTTTCTTTCGAATAAACCACCAATATCTGGGATTGATTCTAGGAGATCAGCGCAATTAGCAATTGCTTCATCGCACAAGACACTTGGACGCCGACGAGGCTTCAGAGTAGTCTTAGGGAAAGAGCCCGGGGTACCCGGAATATCATAATTCAATACGATATCAGTACCAGTCTCTGAGTCTGTTATGTCTCCGTAATCGGGATCCAATACATAGCCCAGAAGATTTTCATAAGCCTGCTTTCCATAAGACCAAACTTTTACTCCCTCTGATTCTTTTCCTCTAACAATAATTGGTGAATAGTAACGCTTACGAACAAAAAGTTTTTTCGCTTCAGACTTTAGAGTACTATCATCTGATTCAACGCCTTCTCTCCACAATTTTGATGCAAACTCACAGATTGGACAATCTTCTCCGTGGTTTTTCTTTGGACATAGAATTCCGGGGTTTTTACCTACATTGTAGTGGAAGTGAAACTCCTTAAAAGGGTCACCATCTGATGTAGGAAGGATACGAATGGTTTGATCACCTTGAGATGGTCTCCATTTCGTACTATTGTTTTGTGTTTTTCCGCCATTTTTAGATGCATTTAGTTTGGCGCGCATCGCTTCAATATCTATAGCCATAGTAGTTCTCCTGTTATTATTGCTATGTTTTAAGGTGAGCAGGGTTTCAACCTTACTCCCGGTTTATTTTAAGTTGTGAAAATTAACTCACAATTATAATATAACATGTATCTTAAACTGTGTCAAGAAAAAAAAGAACATTTTTTAAGGACGAAAAATGTACAAAAACCCCTAGGGACTACCCTTGAATAGTTACACTACGATTAGACATGGCGATATTACCTACCAATGTATTATAATTAAAGGTACGGTATTGACCTTTATCGACATCATAGACGGTTTCAAATCCCGGCTGGAGTTTTCGAACTCGTGAATGTAGACTAGTTACTGACGAAGGCAGATCAGAAGATTTGATAAAATTCATCGTGCGCTTTTCGCCTTTTTGTGTAGTGAATGTTCCAGTGTGTACTGGGAAATTTTGTGTGATGCTCATAATAACTCCTTTTTGTTGAACATATATAATATAACCTGTTAGGATTACATTGTCAAGTTTTTTTACAAACTTTTTTTAACCCTCGGAAGGGTCTTCGACTACTGCTTTTGAAGCAGAATCTTCTTCTTTTTCGCCGCAACCAATAATGGTGAGCAATATTAAACTAAGCATTTTTTATCTCCTTGCTTTGTATTATATAATAATATAACCCGTTGAGGTTATCTTGTCAAATATTTTTTTAAACTTTTTTTGTAACTGTCATCCACAACCAAGTGAATAAAAAAACAAACAGCACAGTTGCAAATATTAATTTCATTTTTCATTCCTCCCCTTGTATAATATGAGTATAATGTTTTATGTAAAAGTAACTTTTTTCTTCTTCAGTAGACCAAATGCCGAAAGAAGTTTCTCTATTCAACGATTTGTTATCTTTAACCATCGCTTGAACAGTAGGCATTACAGTAATGTCATTATTTAGTTCATCCTCATTTATGTTAATAATATAACTCGTCTCAGTTATGTTGTCAAGGGAAAAAAACATTTTTTCTTCTTTTTCTCCAAAAATACCCCATCCTAGTGTCGATATTTTACTTATATCTTTTATTTTATGTCTTGTGTCGAAATCTGGTTTTACATTGTTACAATAATTTAAAGTATGTATCACGGAATATATATAATGATTTACATTATCATAATATTTCAAAACAGTTCCATATCCAACAAAGTCTGCGATCTTTTTGTTATCCAGAACTAATAGTTCATCTATAGAGCCGCATCTAGCATATTGTTGAAGGATTCCAAAGTGAACCTTGTGCCTTCTGTGTTCCAAATTTGAACATTGTTCTAAATCAGGCACAATATAAACAACAGTCATTTTAACGTGCTTGAGGCCCTCTAGGACGCGTAGAGTGGCTCCAGATATCTTACCACTGCCGCACACAAATAGAATGCCCTCAGTGGCAGATTTGACGGCTTTCTTGCGAGGCTTATAATTGATCTCATCATATTCCTCAACAGAACCACATTTTTTGATTCCTTTATCTTCGTCTAACAGTTCAACTTGATACTGTTTATGTTTTTTAAATAATTCAGATATATTGCATCCTGCATTTCCGAGTCCGATGATTAACATGTTTCCTCCACTTTTTTTATTTCATCATCAAATAAATAATATTTTTTACCATCAATTATTACACCATACACAGTACTTTGTGTACCATGCTCAATTTCGACAACAAAACCCATTTGACCCACCTCTAAATTAACAATACTTTGAATTTCTTTAATTTTTGGCAAAGTAATTACTAGGTCTCCGTTATTTATTGCCATGAAAAATTCCTCATATCTCTCAGATTTTTTCCTATTTTACAGCCAGATTTGAAGTTTCCTAATTTCGAATCTTCGAAAATCTGCTTGATATGTGGAATGAGATCACGATCATCCCTATGAAGGTCGATAATAACACAATCGTGTATAGTAAAGGCGACATA